CTCTTCCGATCTTTTATGGGGGTACTACATAAAAAGATGTAACACTTTTCCCCCGTTACATACTGCACAAACTATTGACATCTGCATATATGTATGCTAGTAAAAGTGTGCAATAAATTGTCGAAAACTTTTTAAAATATTTGTACCATTTTATGTATAATCTGCTATAATAGTATTAGAGGTACAGATCAGACAATCACTAATAACCAATTAAAATAATTTATAAAAAGTGTCATCATCTAGCTACCTCATTCATATATTATATTGTAAAGACACTTACAACTATATTCAAAGGAGAGGATAATATGAAACAATACGTATTCCGTTACAATTTAATGGTTCATGACATGACAGGTGGGGGCATTAACCCTGATTTATCATCATGTAAAGTCTACAAAGAGATTGATGGTTGTACTGCTTTTGTGGACTCAGACTCAGGAATGTTATGTTGTTATGCTTTACTTGAGGGTATGATTTATCCTGTTAAATATTTTGTTCCTGCTAAATGGTGCGAGGTGGTAGAACTATGAGTAAAATCATTTTCAAAGCTAGTAAATTTTTATCTGATGACGAGATGAACGCAGAAATGTATCTGACCGACATTGACACTCGTTCGTGGGTTGACGAGTGCAATGGGAAAGAGGTTGAAATGGAAAATCCTATGGTTGGTAAAGTGAAAGCTAATCTAGGATATAATTGTTTCGTTCATATTGATTGGTGTGAGGTGATAGACGTTGATGAGATTTAGTAAAGAAGCTTATTATGGGATTACTCAGGTTCCTACTAAAACGTGTGAACCGTGGGTACTCGCTTATGACAAACATGAGGTCATTCAAAATGAATCAGGTGGGTACGAGGTTGTACCCCATCCTGACGAGGTTGGAAAAGGGTATTTTCAAGAGAAAGCTTATATTCATAGAAATTGGGTGATTGATGATGAACAATAGATACAAAGCCGACCACTATCACCAAAACAAAATCGAACCCTTTCAAGTCATTGATGACTGGGGACTAGATTTCTATTTAGGAAACGTGGTCAAATACATCTGTCGTGCTAAATATAAAGGAACAGAACTTGACGACATACGTAAAGCGATTGTTTACTTACAATATTATGAAAGTAAATTAACTGAGGAGGAATAAGTATGTGGGATAAACTAGATGTGTTAAATAACTCTTATCAGGAGTTGTCAGATTGTTTACAGGATTTATTAAAATATGAAATGATTGGTGTTGTTTTAGATGGCTCTACAATCGGTTTAGTTTCAGACATGGTGGATAACACTCAGTTTATGATTGACCACATTGATGACTTTGAATGGTCTGATGTCATGAAAGTTCGCCGATCAAATTATACGGTTATCCGCATGATTAATACGTTATTAATTAATCAATACGATAAAATTTTTAGTCATAAACGCTAACGGATTGAATAGAATGATAATAGGTAAAGCTAAGGAGCACCATCAATTAAAATATAAGGAGAGATAACAATGAAATTAGTTGGAATTTGTCGAGTATTTAAATTAGAGGAAGTATCTGAAAAATGTGCAAAAGGTCAAGTTTATTTCTCAACTAAACGTGGTGAAGATGAAAATGGAAATGCAGAATTTGAAACCTCATTTATCAATGCACGTATCGTAGGAAAAGCTAAAAAACAATTAGATGAACTAGCTAGTGTGATGGATGTCGAAAAACTTAAAATCGAGATTACGGAATCATCATTCAAATCAGTATCATACCAGGATAAACAAAAACAATGGAAAACCTATACAGAGGTTGTTATCTTTGACTTTGAAATTCCAAAAGAATTTAAAGAAGAACCAAAACAATCTAAAAAATCTTATCGTAAATAGCAAAAGAGGGTTCTAATCCCTCTTTTTATTTCATACATTATGCTGAGGTGATTGTTATGAATAGTAAACGTTTAGAGATTTTACGACATTTATCAACTGATTTTTTATTATTTATGATTGATAACGTTGATGATTTAGACACGGAAATGCAACAGGTCGCATTAGAAGAAATCATTTATGTCTTATATGAAAGAGAGGTGAAAGCTAATGAGTAAGAAACGAGGTAAAATGGGCTTCAACCCCGACAATCCTAATAAACTAGATAAAGATATAAAAGACATTTCTAAACAACCAACCAAAGAACAGATAGCGGAATACAAACGATTGAGAAAGAATGTCATGGCAAAAGCAAGACGTTTGAAATCGGCAAAAAACCGTGACGCTTGGATGGCGTTGGGTGGGCTAGAAATTGAGGAAGCCGAAAAACAGGGGCGTCGTGTTAATACAAATCTAGTCCATCCTTATCTTAACGCAAAAAACCAATTACTCCCAACTCCGTCTAAACTAACAGATAAAAAAGAGCTGCAGAAAACGATTGATAAAATGAAAAAATTTACATCACGCGGAGGTGAACTAGAAGAAATACAAAAAGCAAAAGACCGTGTGATTAAGTCCTTAGTCAATGTGGGTTATAACTCACCTGATTTAGATGATGTGGTTAGATATGTTAAAGAAATGCCATTGTCAACTTTTGGACAATTATTCACCGTAGAAGAAGCCTATGTTACACTTAGTGAGGTCTATTTAGAGGATGACGACTTAGACTACTTAGAACGCTTTAAGTCTTATTCAGGATACTATGCTCAAACAGGGGAAGAAACAGAGAAACAATGGTCAAAACGTTTTAAACAACGTTACGGTAGGGATGTGAAGTTATGAGTAAGACTAACATCAAAAGTAAAGTCTTTCCACGTTTCATGGCAGACTTTGAAACCTTAACAGGAAAAGATGTGATTGATGAAACCTATGTTTGGGCTTCGGGAGTATGTAGCATTGACAATCCCTATAATGAGGAGTATTTAAAAATATGGAATAGTGATGAACCTTTATATGAGTTTCTCTCTCAGTTTCCATTGTGTGAGTGTTATTTTCATAATCTTAAATTTGATGGTCATTTTATCTTATCTTACCTTGAAAATAACGGGTTTGTTTATGATGAGGATTTAGACCGTGAAAAATCTTATTCCACCCTTATCACTGGGGATGGTCAGTGGTATATGATTAGAGTTCGTTGGATGGACGGAGAAACCGAATATAGAAACGAAAAGGTAAAACAAAAAATGAAAGACGGGTCATATAAAGAATATACCGTCAAACGAAAAGTAAAAGGGAAACATACAAATAAACGCATCACTGAGTTTAGAGATAGTCTAAAAAAGATACCCCTACCCCTACGGGACATTCCGAAAGCATACGGAATCCCTATGAATAAGCTAACGATTGATTATACAAAATATCGACCACGAAACGGGGAACTGACAGAGGAAGAAATCGCTTATTTGAAAGCCGACTTACAAATCCCTGCACTAGCCTTGCAGAATGACATTATTAAAGAGAAACGGAATAAGTTGACAGCAAGTGCAGACGCCTTAGACGATTTTAAAAGCAGAAACCCCCTCTATCTACGTAAGATAAAATACAATGGACATAAAATATCTGACCTTAAAATGAGGGATGAATGTTTTAGACGGTTATTTCCATGTCTTGATTTATTTACAACTGATGATAATGAATCCTATGATACGTTTTGTAGACGCTCCTATAAAGGTGGTTGGACTTATTATAAACACGACCAACCCATGACGATTGGTGATGGATTGGTTTTTGACGTGAATAGCTTATACCCCTCTGTCATGTATGACTGTCCTCTACCTTATGGAAAACCACACTATTATCGAGGGAAATACGAGGATTTAGAGGAGTTTATAAAAGAGGAGTATCCCTTATTTATTTGTCATGTGTTATGTGAATTTAAAATAAAGGAAAACCATCTACCTTGCATTCAAATTAAAGGGAACTTTCGTTTTGGTGATACCGTGTATTTGAAATCAAGCGGTGAAGAGCCTGTGGAATTATACCTCACGTCTGTTGACTTAAAATTATATCAAGACCAATATCATTTTGAGGTGATTAAATGGATTGATGGAATTGCTTTCAAAAGTAAAATTGGAATCTTTAAAGACTATATTGATTATTGGAGTCACATCAAAATAGAAGCAGGAAAGACAGGGAATAAAGGTTTACGCTCACTAGCCAAAAGGATGTTAAATAGTTTATATGGAAAGTTTGGAACAAACCCTGAGTCATCTGTTAAACATCCTTTTCTAGATGAAAATGGAATCATTTCATTTTATGGTGAAAACGGGGACACAAGAGAATCTATCTACACTCCCATTGCTTCATTCACTACTGCGTGGGCAAGGAATAAAACCATCCGTTCGGCACAATGCAATTATGACCGTTTCTATTATGCCGATACCGATAGTATTCATCTATCTGGTTTAGAACCTCCCAAAGAAAACGAACTCTTTCACATTCACGACTCTGATTTAGGAAAATGGAAATGTGAAATGGTCTTTCATCAAGCTAAATATGTCCGTGCTAAAACCTATTTAGAATCGCCTTATTTGAAAGATGGAAAGGTGGTTGAGAATCCATCAGAACTAGACGAAACGTGTATCAAGTCGCCTGAACCCGAGGTTAAATGTGCGGGAATGCCTGACAACTGTAAATCATTGGTTACTTACGATAACTTTGATTATGGAGCCGAATTTGAAGGAAAGCTAATGCCTAAACGGATTAAAGGCGGCGTGGTTTTAAGAGAAACAACTTATCAGATAAAAGAGGGGAAAATTTTTTAATTTTTCTTTCACATTTTTCACGAAATGCATATTTATAAAGTGTAGTCATATTGTGTAACAGATTAGAGGGAAATGTAGGGGGTCAACGCATGGGAGTGCGGCCTACATTCATTGGTTTGACAAACTACTCGACATCATCACTCTAATGGCTATCTACTTAGTAGGATGGCTTAAATGTCATCCTTTTATTCAAATTATGTTTCAACACACTAAATAATATTTAATTGAAATGAGGTGATTAATGATGAACTTAGAAGACGCTATGGAAAAGATACTTGAACTTACTGATAAGAACAAAGAATTGGAAGACCAAATTCAAAGTTATGAAATTAAAAGACAAGACTATGAGAGTAAACTTGAATCTAATGCGAGTGAAATTAGTCGCCTGAAAGAGTTAAATATGAAATACTTTACACGTTTAACGGTAGAGAAAGAAGAAACGCACGTTGTAGAAAGCGAACCTATTCAGGAAACAGAAGAGGCTCTATCGTATGACGACTTATTAAAAGATTGGAGATGAATTAAGTGAAAACAAATGCGGAAATTTTAAACACCATCCGTGCTAATGCTTCTAGCGAGTATCAAGAGAGAGTACCTGAGGCATTAGGTGTTGGAGGAAACATATCAAACGTATTCAACCAATATCCAACAATGAAAAATGAATTTTTAACTGCTTTAACCAATAAAATCGCTCGAACATTATTTTACTCAAAAGTGTTTGACAACCCGCTAAAAGCGTTACACAAAGGAATGCTCCCTTATGGTTATTCATTAGAACAAATCTTTGTGAACATGGCTGAAAGTAAAGGTTTTTGGCAACACTGGGATGTTTCAGGAGATGCGGTCAAAGACTTAGTAGGAATGAAAAAACCTGACATCAAATTATTATACATCGAACGAAACTTCGCTTACAAATATAAAACAACCATCAGTGACCAACAATTAAGAACAGCGTTCCACGACCAAAACGGTTTATCACGCTTAGTGGAACAAGTGGTATCTTCTGTTTATTCAAAAGCGTATTTTGATGAATTTAATGACATGAAACGTGTTTTAACAGCACACGCACAAGCTAAATATTTAGGATACGACTCATCAACTGGGAACATTACAGAGGAAGCATTAACAAACAGTGTTTTACCTGGAGGTAAAAATGCATCTGTCATGGTCTTAGGGGAGTACGCGACTCAAGAGGCAAAAGGAAAAGCCTTATCAAAAGCTATCCGCACAGTGGCAGGAAAAATGGCTTTCCCAACCACTAGCTACAACAGTGCAGGAGTGCGTCAATGGTCAGAACGCAACCAACTCATCTACATTACCACTCCTGAAGAACAAGCGGAATTAGATGTAGAAGTATTAGCACACGCATTCAATATGTCAAAAGCCGATGTCAATGTACGTGTTATTGTGGTAGACGAATTACCATCTTTATTTAATATTGAAAGTGCAAAAGCAACAAAAGTAGACGCTTACGGAACAGTTTTATCTTGTGCCTTAAGTTCAGCACGTGATGACCGTACATGTAAATGTCGTGGGATTTTAATGGATGCCGATTTCATTCAAGCATACGATACATTAATTGAGTCCCGTACGTTTGACAATGGAGAAGGGTTATATACAAACTATTTCTTCCATAAACAAGGAATTATGTCAACTTGTTACTTTGGACAAATCGTTTACTTAGTTGACTCAGTTCCCGCAAAAGGTGAATAATTAAAATAAAATCTAGTCGAGGTATAGGGTTGGAGGTCATTCCCCGCTCTATACCTTTAAATACATATGGAGGTGAACGCCTTGACAACCGTTTATTTATGCCAAATCCCCGCTTTCTCAAGTGACTATAAAAACGTCGGACACTTTACCACACGTACCAATCAGATTAGCTACATGTATGAGCGTTGTGTGTTATCTCTACCAACGAATGCTAAAATTGACAACTTTACGGATAGCATCACTTTTAACTATACGATGAATACGAACATGAGAAAGTGTGATTATCTGTATGGTCAGGGAAGTGACGGGAAATATTTCTTTTTCTTTATCACCAATATGGAACAACTAACAACCAGTACAGTTAAAGTTTATTTAGAATTAGACGTTTGGCAAACGTATCATCTAGACCTTACCTTATTACCGTCTTTTGTCGAACGATGTCATGTGAAACGATGGGCATCCAAAGATGTACCGTCTTGGCAGGTTGTATCCGAACCTTTTGGGAACTATGAGTCAACGGTCATTAAAGAGGAGAATGTGCCTAATAATAAAGGGACTTATATCATTACCTCAACCACACCACTAGGTAAGGTTAGCAACCGACCATCAGGGGGTAGCGGTGGCGGTGGAACAACTCCTGGAGGGGAATGCGGAAATCCTGACGAGGGTATCCCAACGCCAAAAGGATTTTTATTTATTAAAGGATATGAGGGGTTAGCACAATATGCTCATAACATTGGTGATGGGGTCATGACCATTGGATATGGATGTACGGATGCTTATGATGGGGATAACTATACTATGTTAAAAGCTAACGAGCCTGTATCAGACGAACTCGCATCTGAGATTATGGCACAAAGTTTAGTATCTAACTACGGAGTCCCTCTTAAAAATAGTTTAGCATCTGATGGGATTAAGGTAAGCCCGAACGAGTTTGATGCCATTTTATCGTTTGTCTATAATGCAGGTCTAGGGAGTTGGCGTGATAGTGACATCCGTAAAGCCTTGCTAAACGGGGATAAAAACGGAGCATACAACGCTTGGCTTACTCAAAACATCCTACCAGGAACTCAGTTTGAGGATGGGTTACGTGCAAGACGACAAGCAGAAGCTAACATTTTCAAATCATCAAGTTATGAGTTAAGAACCATTGTGATTTACGGTCAAGGAGGGAGTGTGGTTGGAAGACTAGACGCTTCTAATTCTCATGTCCCGTCTTTAATTACTAATGAATGTCAAGGAACAGGAACGATTACCGCTCATGACTGCATTGATGGAAAAGGGAATAAGTGGTTATTCCCTGTTGGGGGTCGAATTTCCTCAACCTATCCCAACTATCCTGATGGAACGTATCATGGGGCGGTTGATATTGCAGGAAACAAATTAGAACCCATTTATCCCCCTGAAGACGGATTTACCGTTTATCGCTCAGGTTGGAATACAGGGGGTTATGGCAATCTTTGTATTCTGTATCATGCTAAAACGGGGACTTACCACTATTTCGCCCATCAAAACCAACTACCATTAGTCAGTGAAGGGCAAACGGTTAATCATACGGATTGTATCGGATATGTCGGAACAACAGGTAATTCAACAGGACCTCACCTACATTGGGAGATTAGAGATCATGATTTATCAACAAAAATTAACCCGTGTGCGAGTCCTACCCTATCCGTAGGAATGACGATTACACGAGGACAAGGGGGCTACTAATATGGCTGGTGTTAATGATTGGTACGGAAATCCGAGTTTATCTAGACAAGGGATTTTATCAGGAGATTTATCTATGTATGCGATTGGACGTGACAACCTGATGAAACTTAATGTGACTTATGGTGAGGATGGTCGCCCTAATCAGGAATATATGTTTGTCCCTCAGACAAGCGAGGTGATTAGTTGTTATTTCTTTCCTTATTTAGACTACTCACATCTCGTTCAAGTCGAGGTGGACTATGACGAGGAAACCTTTCCACTATGTGCAAACAAAACTCAACAAGCAAGTTATACCATGAACCGAGTCATTGGTTTTGGAGAAGACGGAATTGTAGATGTTGGGGAATTTTCTAAATATCCTGTCAGTGGAACAACCATTGGTGGAGCGTATAATTGGCGGAACGAGGGTAAGCTATGGTTACCCCCATTTACCCAAATTGTTTGTCATGATGGATTTAGCGAACCTTTTGGTGTGAATCCCCTCTTAATTAATGACAACAATACCACCTTTAAAATCTGTTGTCGACAGTCACTGAATCATTTAGGATTATACACCCTATACATTGATGGATATAAAGGGTTATCACAAGGAAAGCTTTTTGGATCAACAACGGGAGGGAACTCCTTACCTGTTATTTCTAGTTCCTACACCGATTACATGAATCAAAACAGATACCAATTAAAAAATGACCGTATGAAAACGGTCACTGAAGGACTAATCAATCTATTCACAGGTAATCTCATGGGAGTTGGACAAAGCTTATTTGACTATGGGGATACCTATCAAGGAGAAATCAAAGCCATGAACAGTGGTTATAGTTTATCATCAAGTGGATCAGATAGTATTCTAGACTTATCATTTGTCACAGGGATGACCGCTTACTATCAACAACCATTAGAACATTACATGAATAATATTGGCTCATACTTTCATTTATATGGCTATGCTCAGAATCGGATGATGACTCCACCGATTACTGGTCGAAAGTATTGGAACTACGTTAAAACCCAAGACGTTCGATTAAGAATTCAAAACTGTCCAAAAGAACATCTAAATACCATGAAATCTATTTTTGATAATGGCGTGACCGTTTGGCACTTAGAGAGTGCGGAAATGTATACAAAGTTAGACTTTGACAATGTAGAGGTATAATAAAAAGACACCATAAGGTGTCTTATTTAATGTTGTTATAAATGATTTCACCGTTTTCTACCTCAATGATACCGTAGTCCGATTGAAGAACAAAATTATCAGAATGTTTCATCAGTTCAAGGGCTGTCCCAATCACCTCGTCAGGGTTGTTAGCCTCTTGATAGTAAACATCATATCCGTTTACCTCATGAACATAATCAACCGTTGTTGGATTGCTACATCCAAAGCAAACAAACAATAACAGTACCAAGCTAATCCCAAAGTAAACCACACTTAATTTTCTAGTATCTTTCATATGAACCGCTCCTTTAAATTTAATTTTTATCACTTACACTATATATTATGCACCAATATCCAAAAATAAACCTCTTTTATTGCACTTTTTTTATCTTTTTTCATTAGTATAAATTGAAAGGTGGTTATCCTTTCAGTATATACACAAAAGCTAAAATTAGAAAGGATGTGAAGAAAGTGGGAAGAAAGAGAAAACCTGTCATCAATGATAACATTGAAATGGAAACCGTTCGATTAGCTAAACATTATCAAATGTTGGCTCTCAATCGTTATAAGTGGGAAAACCTACCCAACGGAATTGAGTCACGCTATATCGAACAGATGCTTTATGATAATGGGGAGTGTGCGTTATTTGACCATCCCGATTTAGGGTTGACCGTGTTACGTTCTTCAAGTCGAGAGAACCTGAACATCTATGGTGAACCAACCAAATTAACTCTATCAGGGTTTAATGAACATCGCACCATCATGATGGATGAATGTGTGCGTATCTTAAACAACGATTTAGCATTGCCAACCCAACAGAACATTCTCTACTATGCCAGACGGATGGCTGAAATTGACGACATCATCATGCAAAACCTACGTCAACAACGAGTCCCATATATGTTCGCAACAGATGAAAACAATGCCTTTAGTATGAAATCACTATACGATAAAATCTATCAAGGCGAACCCGCTATCTTTGTTGACAAGGAGATGCTAAATGGGCAACCTGAAAACATTGTCGTTCTTCCAACGCTTGCCCCGTACCTCGTGGATAAACTACAAGTGCAAAAGCAGGAAATGGAACGTGAACTCTTAACGTTCTTAGGAATTAATAACACACTTGAAAAGAAAGAACGATTATTGGAGGATGAAACAAACTCAAATAATCAATTCATTAAAATGTCAAGCGATATCGGATTTAAACAACGTCAACTCGCCTGTGAACAAATGAATCAAATGTTTGGTCTTCAAGTGACGGTTAGAGAAACGCAAGACGAATTTGAAAGGGAGGTGAACGAGAATGGCGAATTATACCATGACGATTTACGAGATGATTAATAACCCTTTAACGCCTGTCTTCCCCTCTGATTATCCATTTTATTGTGAGGATGAACAATGTCGGAAAGAATTTGAAGAAACTTTTCTCTTACACTATTTAACGAATGAAATAGGGTTTGAAACGCCTTACTTATTCAAACAAAAGTTATTAGGAAGACTAAAACTCATTATGCCTTATTATGAACAACTCTATCAAACCGAGTGGCAACGAGTAGGCAAGGACATGATGAACCAAAAAGATTTAGTGGATAAAACCACTCACACTTTAACTCAGACACTAACAGGTGAACAACAATCGAAACAAGACAATCAAGCAACAGATAGTCTAACTGCTAATTCTAATTCATCGACAGACGGAAAAACATCCAATCTATCAGATGGCGTTTCTTCTGTTTCCTTAGTAGAGGGTTATCTGACAAGTGTCATTCAATCAACAGATGAAACCTCAGGGAGTAACCAAAGTGAAAGCAATTCATCATCATCTTTAACGCAGTCTTCAAATAATCAAACGATTTTAGAGGAAACAACCATTAACGAAAGTCACGGGGATGTAGGAATTCAAACTCCTGCTTATGCCATTACCGAATGGAGAAATGTTATTATTAATATTAATCGACTGATTATCGAAGACTGTCGTGACTTATTTATGAAGCTTTATTAAATATAGGGTTAAAGAAAGGAAGGGTGAAAAAATGAGAAAATTAGAATTTTTGGCGATTGACTTAGGTATCATCACCGTTCAAGACTTAGAAAGACACACAGCGTTAGAACTACTTCTAATGATTATTGAACATTTAAACCAAGTCATTGACCGTGTGAACCAAATTGATGACGAACTAATAAAAGACCTACGAGCGGTGATTAGAGAATTAGTCGATAACGGGACTATTAGTTCACTGCTCGCAGATGAAGTGTATGATATCCTTAATGCTAGAATGGGTGATAAGAAAAGCATTGAAGAATATAAAAGCTTAGTTGTAGATGGAGATTGGACAAGTGCTTTCCAACAAGCGATTGATGATGGTATAAAAACCTTAGTTCTCAGTCGGGGAGTCTATCACCTCACCTTAAAGGGTAGAGATAGTGATAATCGAGCTTATGCCATTAAAATTGAAAACAAATCACATTTAACGATTGAAAGTTATAATGACGCACTGATTACTTTTGATTATCATGCGGATGAACTTCCTAACCTTTTTAGTTTTCATTCATGTGAAGATATTAAAATTAAAAACATTCGAGTGGAGGGAATCGGTAAACGATTAACCACACAACCTGACACGCCATTATACACAGGATCTGCGTTCTACTTTAAAGATTGTAAACAAGTGTCAGTTGAAGATTGTTGGTCTAAAAATGTTAAATATCATGCGATTGCTTTTAATTCAAGTGATGTTACGATTGATAAATCATTCAACTGTCACGATTATTATAAAGACCAACCGTTTCAATCAACAACCATTCCATTTGGATTTGTTCAGTTCCATAGTTGTCAAAATTTTCAGTTAATGAACAGTGTGCATTATGGTAGCTGTCGTGATGGGGATGTTGCCGTCTTTGGTGGAGGCGGTGAACACGCTAAAATTGAAAATAATATGTTATTTGGCTATGGTTATGATGATGAAAGCAAACATACCTATCAAGGAGGGCAAGGCATCTGTAATGACCAAGGATGTGTTTCATGTATGATAAGGGGAAATTACATTTATGGTTATTACATGGGAATTGACATGAAAGCCGATACTCGCAACACAATTTGTGAAAATAATATCGTTGAAAACTGTAAATTCTCCATCTGTGACCGAAAAGGAGAAAGCACAACCGTTAGCCAAACACAATTTAATGTGATTAGAGGAAATAAAATTATTTTTAAAACAGACTTCGACGATGACGGTTATTTATTTCAGGATATGTATAGTCTAGTTGGAATCAACTGTGAAACTCGTCAGGGATGTTGGATTGAAAATAATGAACTAGTGGTCAACCTTGAAAGTTGGATTGGTTTATCAAATCCAGTCGTTGGGATTTTCTTCTCTCAGGAATCTATAAATGCCGACTATTTGTATCCTAGCATGATTAAAGGGAATCACGTTGTGTTTACCGTTGGAAACGGTGCAACGGTCATTCATGCTCCAGGTGGGTCAACCATGATACATATTAAAGATGCAAATTGTATCAGTGTCTTAAATAACACATTAAAAGGAACTTATTCAATGGATTACTTTGGAGTTAAATGTCAAGGGACAGTCAGTGACATTGATATTTTACACAATAAGTTTTGGGTGAGTGGAAACACAAAAGCTTTCTATACTGAAGCAAACACAACCGTTACAAACATGGTAAGCGATATTAATCGAACACAAACTGATACCTCATATGGTGTGAAAGAAGTGTTAGGAGAAAAACAAACACTAAAACGCATTGTCACTCCTGATTATACTTTAAACGCAGATGGAACGGTTATTGGTAAGTTTATATGTGATAACGGTAGCTATCACATGATAAAATTAATTTGTAGTGCAGATTGGGGAGGATTAAGATACTTAAATGCTGTCTATACCATTAAGAAAACAGCTGAGGGAGTGACATTGGCTAAAATTGATGGGGTATGTGAGGGTTATGAAGTGAGTGCTGAAAAGACAGATGACGGATATCATATCCGTGTAAAAACAGATATTGCGGTCAATGGTCAATCGTTTATTATTGAAATTATGGCCAATCAATACTCATGCGGGTTTGAATTAGCATAGGGAGGTGAAAGACATGGAGATGATAATAGAATTAATCCCTACCTTAGGATTTCCAATTGTTTGTTGTGTGGCTATTGGATTATGTTTCTATCGCATCCTGATGATGGTTTTATCCGACGGAAAAGAACGCGAAAAAAACCTGATGGAGTTGACTCGTGATATTTCAAGTAAGATAGCTGAACTTGGACAAATTGTGGATAAAAACACAGAGGCGATTAGTGTCATGAATGAAAAAATAGAAAAATTATCCGAAGAATTGGAGGATGTTAAAAAATGAGCTTAAAATATGAATCCGAACTTTTATATGAGTTAATGAAACGTGACGGGGATGATACCCCGTCAGACGTTTTACCTTATGAATCAGAGTTAAAAGAAAAATATCTCAATCAAGTGGTGGGGGCGTATCCTAAACTTCAAGACTACCGACCTGAGTGGCTAAACTACAACTTATATCACCATTTACCATCTGATTTCCCTGTCGAATCAGTGACAAATGTAACTAGGGCAACATTTCAGAATGTAGTGCCTTATGCGTATGGAAAGGCAATTTTATCGGGTAATACATTGGTAAATTTAATAGACTATTCTAAAATTGATAAATCTTTTTATTCATATAGTGATGGGTTAATCACGGTAAAAGGCACTGACAATAGGGCATGGTCAAGCGTTCCTTCATGGGGTTATCACTATAAGCCAAACACAATGTATACAATCATTGTGTATGATAAGGTGAATATTTCTCATGTAGACCTCGATGCCGCACAAAGCAGTTCAGAAAATAAATTTACATATACAACAAAAAGCGATGATAATGACTATCTTAGGGTAAAAATCATGAGGGAAGACACTTCTATACAAGGTTCTCTAAGACTATTAATTTTAGAAGGTGACTACGCAAATATTGATATTCCATACTTTGAAGGCATGACATCATGTAAAATGCCTGTTTTAACTACAACAGGGAAGAATTTATACAACAAGGAAATTCATCAGCTCGCTGCAATTATGGGAGCAAGTAAGGAACTCTATTATGGTACTGATTATATACCTGTTTTATCTAATACAACATACACAAAATCAAATAATGCACGTTATGAGCTATACGATATTAATAAAACTTTATTAAATGGTGCGAATGGTTCGACCTTCACAACAACAAGTGATACGCGTTATATTCGCTATAACGTTTTAAAAACTGAAATAGACACGCATCAACTTGAACAAGGTTCAACCGCTACACCTTACGAACCCTTTAAATCAAACATTTTAACAACCTCGGAAGAAGCAACGTTACGTGGAATTGGTGATGTGCAAGATACATTAAATTGTTTGACGGGTGAGTACGTGCAACACATTGACGAAGTTGTATTCGATGGTAGTGAGGATTGGAAAACTATTCCATCATGGGATTCTCAAAACCATCTAGCTTTTATCTATTATTTCAAAGGAAATGTAATTAAAATCATAAATGTTGTAAAATGTGATAAGTTATCGTGTCAAACTTGGAGCGATTTAAACTCAAAAGATATTCAAGGAATAACACTTGGTAAAGGGGCAGATGACTATATCGTTTTAAAAATTAACAAATCATTAGTTAGTGATTTAACTTCTTTTAAAGCGTGGCTACAAAATAATAATATAACTGTCCAATACCAACTTGCAACAGAGTCTATTAAAACAGTTGATTTAACTTGCATTGATGAACAAGGTGAAAATGTGGATTTCATGCCAATTGAAGGAACCATGCATGTGAGTGCATCATCTCAAACTATCGCACCTCTGCTCGAGATGAGTGTACCTGTTGAGGCAATCACACAAAACTTGAATTCTTTTGCCAATATGAAGGAGGAATAAGTCATGAACAACTTCTATGAGTTGGGGAACCTACTGGGGCGCAATAAAATCATGAACATTGTTATTGGTCAAAGGGGCTGCGGGAAGACATTTCAAGCTAAAAAGTGGGCAATTAAGAAATTCATTGAAACAGGAAAAGAGTTCATCTGGATTAGACGCTATAAAACCGAGTTAAAAGAATTAGATAGCTTTTTTAACGATATTGTGAGTGAGGGTTATTTTGACTCTCACTCCCTTGAGGTTAAAGGAAAGAAAGCCTACATAGACGGAAACGTAGCGGGACACTTTGTGGCTCTATCTGTTTCGGGTAACAAAAAGTCTGTCCCCTATCCTAACGTAGATAAAATTATCTTTGATGAATTTATGATTGAGAAAGGGAATATCCGCTACCTGCCTCAAGAGGTTGAAACCTTTCTAGCGTTCTTTGACACGGTGGTACGTAATCGAACCGATTGTCGAGCCTTACTGATTGGAAATAACATGAGTGTGGTCAATCCGTATTTTGACTACTTTAAAATCACCATCCCACACGGGACAACGTTTTGGAGTAACGAAACGATTGCTATTGAATATACCATGAATGAAGCGTTCGCTAATCAACGTTTAGAAACGCCTTTCGGTCAACTGATTAAAGATACTAATTATGGTAATTTCTCGTTAGAGAATAAGTCGTTAAGAGATAACATGAATTTCATAGAACCTAAGTCACCAACTGCTAAATTCAAATATAACTTTCAATATGAAAATAAATACTTTGGGGTATGGTTTGACCTGAGAAATGGGAAAATATACATTAGTTCTCAGTATGATAGTTATGGTAGAACGTACACACTAACCACTAACACACATGAGCCAAATAAGCTTTATATCAAGGAAATGAAACAAATTCAACAGATTAAGAAAATCAAGACTGCGTGGGGAGTTGGAGCGTTATACTTTGAAAACCAACAGATTAAAGCGTCATTCTTTGAATTGGTTTATCCTTTACTTTAAGACAAAATAAAAAGTCCCCGATTAGGGGACTATTATGTGAATGGAACTAAGAGGGATTTAATATGATAAGTAACATTAAAGGAGAGATATTCATTCTTAAACAATATACTAGGTAAGTACTCTTCAGATATGATATTATGAACGTCTGACAGTTTCAGATGTCGTTCACATTTACATCTTATTCTTTTTTATCTTTTTGTGATAATTTTTCGTATGATTTTATTAAAAGATGGGTAAAGTATAAATAGTTATCAAATAAGTCCTCGTCATCAGATGAATATTTGTTGAGCATATGAGTGAGATACTTCTCAATGGTTTTCCCCTCATTGATTCTAATCATAAATAACACCATCTTTATCCATTGAATCCCACGTTCTTAAGGTGAAATACTGTTGTTCGACCTCTTTGTATAATTCTCTTAAATCCTGGAGGGCATAATAGTTATCGAGAGCTAGACGTTCTGACCTTGTTTTAAAGATACATTTCTCTAATCCAATTAAATCAATACTTTCTTCGATAGGTTCTAAGATATCAAACGTTCTTTGTAAATCTTTCATCAAAGTGTAGTGGTATTTTATTGTATGTTCGATTAACTCATAAGCATCCTCGTATAAAACCGAGTTATATAAATCCGTAGCAACACAATAGGAATCATAATATTGCTGCATTCCTTTTTTTAAGGCTTTCTTTTTAATAACTGTTACTTTATCACTCATAATAACACATCTCTTTCTTCTAGATATTTTATAAACTTGTCACGACCTTTGGTAATTCGTGTGTAGGCAGTCCGTTTGGAATAATGGTATTTAATTAAGATATCATCTACTTTCATTCCGTTAATCTTATCAATGAACATCAACCCATCTTTATCTGCAATTTTCTCAAACTCACACATAAGCTGATAAATGCGTTCACGGTGGGCATATCCATATTCATTTTTATCTTCTAATACTTCATCAAACCGATTACCATCATCGTCTAAATGGTTAATATCTAGATGAATTTCATGACGTCGCTTTTTAGCATTGGAATCCCTGTATTCTAGATTAAACACCTGATAGATTACGTTTGTTGCATGAGTTAGAAAGGAAGCCCCTCTTTCCCCATCAAAGCTATTATAGGCTTTCCATAAGCCAAATAAAGCGAGATTATATCGTTCGTCATTGTCTAATTTTAAATTTTTATATTTGTTGACCATTTTCCAACAAAGTGGATTATATTGCTTTTGACATTCTTCCCAAGTCATCTCATTCACCATCCCATAAACATAAGTATCTCACATCACAATAGGTCACATAATCACCAAATTTTAGTAAGCAATCGTAAGAATAACCTGGCTCGTTGATGATGGTAAAACACGTCCCGACATAGTCAACCTCGAAAGAAGTTAAAATCATATTTTTGAGATTACCATCCATTAAATCACCGTCTTCGTTGTAGTATGGGTCAAATCCGAGTGACTTCAACTCTCGATTCCACATCACACGAACCTTATCACCTTTTCGAAAGAAATGGTTTTGATAGGTAGTGAGCGGTTTTTCGTGTCGTTTCATGATTACCACCACGCTTTCCAGGTGAGCCATATTAAGAATGCATAGAACAACCAATTATCCCAAAAGTTCATGTTATTTCACCTCTTTATCAAAATCGACTAAGATTTGAATCAAAGCTTGAACTTTCCATTTATCCAACTCCACTTCTTTCCCATCAATCGTAAAACGAACAGCGTTTTCAGAAGTATAAACCAACAAAGCCTCCTCTAAATCTTTTGAAAACAAAATATGTAATCTACCCATGATTAACATCCCCTTTATTTATCTAATAATTTGACTAATTCATCAAAATCGCAATCTAACTCTAATTCCGTTCCGTCAGGCAACGTCACACGAGTGTGAAATAATCCACGGTTGATTTCAATGTAATCACCGTTTTTTGTTTTGATATGCTCTGTATTTCCAAGTAATCCCATGACTCTCACCTCCTTTCACTATAATATATGCTGCTTATAATGATTTGATGCCATTTTTATACATAAACAATTTTTCGATTCTTTCATTTTTACTGTCGCTTTCTTTCTTATTGCTATCTATACTAACTTTGACCTTCTTGCTCCAAATGCACTCAAAATCATCAGGCATATGATACTCAGATATTAAAACAATGTTATTTTTAGACATTTCTCTACACCAATCATAGAATTCATCATATGGAAATGAGGATGTGTTATATCTTAAAGTTGATTTGTAAGGAATATCGCAATAAATAACATAATTTTTAAAATAATCTGTTGGTAAATCAACAAATGAACAATTTTCAAATTTAATGTCTACTAATGATTTTCTTTGTTTTTCTAGATTTCTAATACCCTCGGCGGGGATATCTCGTGGCGTTACTTTGTCAGCCTTAAACCCTCGAGCGTATCCACCAAAGTATTTAGCACCAAAAGTAGCACAAAACCCAACTAGTCCGACATACCATTCCTCATAATTATCCTTATTCATGAAAACTCTTTTATATTCATCCTCAGTTATTGTTGTTGGTAATTTGTTATCTAAATCTTGCACATATTTTAATAAGGCAATTAATTGTTTATGAATGTCACATCCGATTTTATTAGAATGGTTTATTTTATCAATCATATTAGCACCGCCAACAAATGGTTCTAGATAACCTTTACAATCGTCTGTAATGAAACCCTGAATAATAGGAACCAAATCTTTTGCCAGTCTATTTTTACTACCAACATATTTCATTATAATAACCCCTTTTCTTTTAAAATCTTTTTGATTTTCATAACCCTTTGTGAGATAGCCTGATGTGAGCAACCTAAGGCGTTGCCAATGTCCCGTTGGTCGTAACCAAGCATCAGTTGATTGAAGATATACAAGTTTCGACTATCCAAACATGAACGCATTTTCTCAATCCATAGATTGTAGTCAAAGTCAACGTCATGGCGTACCCATTGATTATCATCTTTGTTGAGTTTACTGTCTTGAGGTAAAGCGGTTAGCATATCCTCAATATGAATGGATTGTTTCATATTACGTTTTTGTGCGTACATGGCATTGACAAACTTATAAATCTCATTAAATACTAACTGATATTGATAGGTAGAATATTTTCTACCTTTTTCTGCATCATACGTGTTACGTGCCATCCATGTGGCGTAGTATCCTAAATCCCATAAGTCATCTAGATAACTATGGTCTACATATCCAAAACGGGTTTTGATAACTAACCCGATATTGGAGCGTTCGTGTTCAGTGAAAAAATCTTCTAGTTGGTCTTTCATGTTATCTCTCCTTTGAATATAGTTGTAAGTGCCTTTACAATATAATATATGAATGAGGTAGCTAGATGATGACACTTTTTATAAATTATTTTAATTGGTTATTAGTGATTGTCTGATCTGTACCTCTAATACTATTATAGCAGATTATACATAAAATGGTACAAATATTTTAAAAAGTTTTCGACAATTTATTGCACACTTTTACTAGCATACATATATGCAGATGTCAATAGTTTGTGCAGTATGTAACGGGGGAAAAGTGTTACATCTTTTTATGTAGTACCCCCATAAAAGATCGGAAGAG